TCTAGATGAAATGTTAACAATGAGTGATGATGAGCTTGCAATGATAGAAGATAGATACGATAAAAAAATGGGTTATGGAAGAGCAGGCTTTAAATATGGAAGTGATCGTTATGGACAATCTAAAAAAATTAAAAGTGCTATGAATGTAGATTATAATGATCCATTTAACAAATTAATGGGTAATGATTCAGGTAGATTTATAAAATCTACTTCAAGTTTAACAAGGTATGCTAAAAATTTAAGCAAATTAAAAAATAGTAAACAAGCAAAAGCTGCACTAAGAAAAAGTCTTTTAGTTCAAAATGAAAAAGCTAGAAAAGAAGCTTTAAAAAGATTATCTCTACTACAAAAAATGTATGCCGGTGGTAAGAAAAGTGTATAAGCCAAGTCCAAGTCATCAGAAATTTATAGATATTCTTACAGAGAAAAACAGACCTAAAAAGGTTGCAAATCTTATGGATGAGTATTTAGGTGATCAAAGAGAATATCAAAAAGCAGTAGATGATGGGTTTCAAGGAACTTACGAAGAGTTTCTAAGAATGAAATCTATGAGAGAGAACGCAGCTTATGGCGGACGTATGGGTTATAATTTAGCAGGGCTAGCCGTAGATATAGGAACTGCAGGGATTAAAAAAGCTGTTCCGTTCGTAAAACAAAAATTAAATCAAATTAAACCTTATGAAGGTTCTAAGAAAGGCATTGGAGTATCCAATCCTAAAGGAGACGTGACTCCTGAAAGAGAATTTGCAGATGCTTTTTTACAATTAAAAAATAAATATTTTGGAGAAAATTTTTCAGCCGCTGCAAGAGCATTAGGTCAAAGTAGAGAAAAAATTAAAGGTATCTTTGATAGATTAAGACTAAGAGATACCGGCACACGTGTAGGTGCAGATGTTGGTAAATCTCCTAGAATGCAATCTACTATTTCTGTAGCAGAAGATGCAATGCCCTATACTGATGTAACAACACTTATGAAACAAAATCCTGAAGTGTTTAAAAAATTACTAAAATCAAAAGATGAATATCTAAACCAAGAATCTTTAGGTCATTATTTAAAAATGATGTTTGAAAAAAGTCCATCAGGAATTAAAACTAAATTAGGTAAAACTCAATACGACGCATTTGGAAATAGATTAAGAAACCTTGAAGTTAAAAGTAAAACTAATCCAGGCGGTGAAATAACTTATAGTGTTAACAACGCAATCAAAGAAATGTTAGAAGCAAGTAAAAACAAACTTGTAAAAGGACAAAGAAAAAATAAATTTTTAGCTAGAAATGAAAAAGAATTAGATCCTGAATTATATACATTTAGAAGTAATTTAAAACGAAGAGTTGCTGATCTTTCTAAGGAAGAAGATATTTTTTTACCAAATGCTATTGATGACGTAGGTCATTCTTTTTCTCTAGTTGAGTCTAAAAAATTTAAAAATTTATTTAAAGATTCCAATATTAACAAATTAAATACCTTAGTTTATCAAGACCCATTATTAAATAGAGATTTATTTAAAGCTACGGGGTATGAAAAAAAATACGTAAGCATGTTTAAAGAGCTTGAAGAACTAAGAAATAAACCTGTTACGATAGAAACTCAAAAAAAATTATTAGAAATTAAAAAGAAAATGAATGATAACTATAACTATATTATTGATATAGTGTCCAACCCTCAAAAAATTAAAAGTACTCTTAATAAGAACGACAAAAAAATTAATGATAGCTATGCTAAGTACATATCTAATCAAGCAGATCGTATTCAAAAAATAGATATAAATATACCAAAAGTAGGAGAAAAATTTAAATCTAAAGATCTTTTTGTAGACATGTCTAACGTAAATCCTAAGTATATAATGGGTTATGTTGACAAAATTAATCCAAATGCTAAAAAATTAAAAGATTTATCTATGTCTGAAAGAGCAATATTTGAAGCTAATGCTAAATCACAGAATGCAGATATTGTTGCAGATTTTTATAAAAAAGCACGTTTTGGAAAAGAACCAGTTGAAGAAGTAAGAGAACGTATTTCATATGATTTTGCTAAAGGAGGAATCGTAGATGTAATACCTAGAAAAAATTTAGGAAGAGGTTATTTAGCAGGAGGTATTAGAAGTTTAGGTAACAGATATAGAGACTCCACTTTGGAAGCTATTTTAGAAAATCCAAAATTAATGGGAACAGAAATTGGATATGATGTTCTTAACGAAATATTTAGATTGTTGGGACTATATTCAGTCGGAGGTCATGTTAAAAAAAATGACGAATAAATACCCAAAAGTACACTTACTACCCCCTAAATCTGGACCTCAACCACAAGGCTTGAATTTAAAATATAACAATGTTAAAACAGTTCGATTGGAGAAAATAAATGGCAGAAATAGACAAAGCGCTACCAAACGTAGATGAGACTATAGAAGTAGTTCAAGATGAAATGGTTCAAGAAATATCTGAACCAGAAAACACAGAGTTTCCTACAGAGGCGTCTGAAGTAATTGAAAACGAAGACGGATCAGTAGATATTAATTACGGTGATGAACAAAACTTACCGCCCCCAACAGATCACAACGCAAACTTAGCAGACTATTTAGACGATACTGAATCTGGTAAATTAAGCGCTGAACTAATTGAAAACTATAAAGATTATAAAACATCAAGAAAAGATTGGGAACACACATACACAACTGGACTTGATTTATTAGGATTTAAATATGAAAAAAAATCAGAACCGTTTCAAGGTGCCTCGGGCGCGACTCACCCGGTTTTGGCTGAAGCTGTTACACAGTTTCAGGCTCTCGCTTATAAAGAGTTACTCCCGGCTACTGGACCAGTAAGAACACAAATCTTAGGTATCAATACTCCGGAAAAAGTTCAACAAGCGAACCGTGTAAAAGAATTTATGAATTTTCAAATCATGGATCAAATGAGGGAATATGAACCTGAGTTTGATTCTATGTTATTTCATCTTCCACTAGCTGGATCAACTTTTAAAAAAGTTTACTATGATGATTTATTAGGACGAGCTGTTTCTAAGTTTGTCCCTGCTGACGATTTAGTGGTTCCATATTCTGCTACCTCATTAGAAGATGCGGAATCCATCGTTCACGTAATTAAAATCACAGAAAATGATTTGAGAAAGCAACAGGTTATGGGTTTCTACAAAGATGTAGAAATACCTCTACCTGGTCAAGGTAAACAAAGCGAAATTGAAAAAAAAGAACATGAATTAGAAGGTGTAAAGAAAACAGGAAGAAACGAAGACTTACACACTCTTTTAGAATTCCATGTTGATTTAGATTTAGATGGTTTTGAGGATGTTGGACAAGACGGTGAGCCAACAGGAATTAAACTACCTTATGTTATAACTATTGATGAAGACTCACAAGAAATACTATCTATTAGAAGAAACTACATACAAAATGATCCATTAAAAAAGAAAATAAATTATTTTGTACACTTTAAATTTTTACCAGGACTAGGTTTTTACGGTTTTGGTTTAATTCATATGATCGGCGGATTATCAAGAACAGCAACAGCTGCCTTAAGATCTCTTTTGGATGCAGGAACATTATCAAACTTACCTGCAGGATTTAAACAAAGAGGAATTAGAATTAGAGATGATGCACAGTCAATCCAACCAGGAGAATTTAGAGATGTAGATGCGCCAGGCGGAAGTATAAGAGATGCTTTTATGATGCTTCCATACAAAGAGCCTTCACAAACTCTACTACAGCTTATGGGTGTCGTAGTTAGTGCAGGACAAAGATTTGCTTCAATAGCAGACCTGCAAGTAGGAGATGGGAATCAGCAAGCCGCGGTGGGTACGACAGTTGCGTTGCTTGAAAGAGGAAGCAGAACAATGTCTGCGATTCACAAAAGAATTTACTCTGCATTAAAAGAAGAATTTAAATTACTTTCAGGAGTATTTAAAACATACCTACCCCAAGAATATCCTTACGACGTTGTCGGTGGTCAAAGAACTGTTAAACAGATGGACTTTGACGATAGGATAGATATATTGCCAGTTGCTGACCCAAATATTTTCTCACAATCACAGCGAATATCTTTAGCGCAAACTGAGTTACAGCTGGCAATGTCCAATCCTCAGATTCACAACACATATAATGTTTATAGAAACATGTATGAAGCGTTAGGTGTAAAAGATGTAGATTCAATATTAGTACGTCCTCAACCACCGGCTCCAAAAGACCCGGCACTAGAACACATTGATGCAATGGGACAAAAACCTTTTCAAGCTTTCCCTGGTCAAGACCATAGAGCACACATAACAGCTCATATGAACTTTATGTCTACAAACATTGCTAGAAATAATCCAATGATTATGGCAAGTTTAGAAAAAAATATTTTTGAACACATTTCATTAATGGCTCAAGAACAAGTTGAGATGGAAATGGCACAAGAAATACAACAGGTGAATCAAATACAACAACAAGCTCAACAAAATCCACAGATGGCACAAAACCCACAGATGCAACAACAGTTAAAACAGTTCTCTGATAAGTTTGAAGCAAGAAAAGCTGTGCTAATTGCTGAAATGACAGAAGAGTTTATGAAGGAAGAGAAAGAAATTACTTCTCAATTTGATAATGATCCTCTTGCTAAGTTAAAAGCTAGAGAATTAGACCTAAGAGCCGCTGAAAATCAAAGAAGAAAAGAATATGACTCTAAAAGAATTGAATTAGATCGTATGAGAGCGGTTATGAACCAACAAAACCAAGACAATAAGTTAGAACAGAACGAAGAATTGGCTGAAATGAGAGCTGAGACATCTATTGAGAAAACTTTATTGCAAAATGCACTTAAAAAAGATACATAATAGTTAAAATAGGAGACTTATGATCAAAACCCAATCTAAAAAAGTAGATTTTAAAAAATTTACAAACAAAGACGGTCTTTTGAAGGGCGGAATACCTGTTGAGATGTCAAAACCAAATGAATCTCAAACTGACAGAGTACAAGGCCAAAGAAGAATGTTAAAAAACAAAAGATCAACTGTAACTTGGTACTAACATGTGGTTATCGGCGATTAAATTAGCCGTTTCTGCTGGAAGTAAAATTTATGCTAACAAGCAGAAGGCAAAAGTTGCAATGTCTGACGCACAACTGTTACATGCAGAGCGTCAAGCTCGAGGTGAGGAAGCTTACCAAGGAAAACTGCTAGAAGCGAGACAATCGGATTATAAGGACGAGGCGGTTCTTGTAATTCTCACGTTGCCCATATTGGTGCTTGCATATGGAGTCTTTTCAGACGACGCACAGGCGATGGACAAGATAAAAATCTTCTTCGAGCATTTCCAGTCGCTCCCGTCATG